TGATGATGACTATGACGAGGCTATCAAGTGGTGCATTGAAGAAATCTCTAATGAGATACATCGCATCAAAGAACTTGACAGCCTTGCAGTAGAAGAGATATACTACGTCCTCTTTAATCAAGAAGTGGAAGAAGCATACAATAATTACTTAGAGGAATTAAAAGTATGAGGTGTAAAGCATGCAACAAAATACTGACAGCCTTTGAATCTTCCAGACGAGGTAAAGAGTCTGATGAGTACATAGACCTTTGTAACGCTTGTTACTCTTATGTTAAGGATGATACACAAGTAATTGAAAACTATGAACTATTAGATTTACAGGATGATGTTGACATTGAAGACTTTTAATGTTACCCTCTACTATATAGTATTTATATAGGTACATAGCTATGACAATAGTTATGTAGATATATCTTCTACTAAACTAAAGAGGTAATTAGAACTAAGGAGACTACACAGTGACAGACTTGATGAGAAAAGAGTTTGAACTAGCGGCTCAAGAGATGGCACTACATATCTCTTTATGTGTTGCGTCAGAATACATTCACTCATGGGGAGTGCTAGAATTTATTCAGAAGCTTTCAGACTACACAGACGATGAAGATATTGATGTCTTGATTGCTACACTTCAGGAGAAGGATACATGAAACAACATAAAACAATTTATTCATACGAGGATTTGACAGAGGTGTTGGCTGAGCATGCCATTGGCACTGATGTCATGAAAGAGATTGAAGATTTTTGTCAGAACAGAAAAAATCATGTGGACTATTTAAGACGCAGACTACAAAAAGCTGAGGAGTTGTTAGGCTCTTACATGCTTGATGAGCACATGATATATGAATGACATCACAACAGTGGCTCTATTGAATGAGTTGTATTACAGGATGGAGCATCACATCTACGATAAAACCAGTGAGTATGATGCGATGTTGACAGAGATGCCAAAAGAAGATACAATGGGGGTGTATTTTGCTGTTGAGGAATTTCTCATGGCATACAAAGAACTACTGGAAGAAAGGAGACATATGTAATGTCAGCATGGGTGGAGATGCACATGCCCTGTCCGAAATGTGACAGCAGTGATGCGTACAGTGTCAATGACAGAGGATGGGGCAAGTGTTTCAAATGCGGAGCCAATGTACCGCCAGAACAAAACAGCCCTGAAATCCCAACACAACACAGGAGTAGTAGGGTAGTGAGCCTTAACACACGAACGTCCGACACAGAGCCTTACAATGCGTCTGAGGGGGTAATATACAGAGACTTTAAAGACAGGAAGATATTAGCCAACATCGCAGAGAAGTATGGAGCAGGATATAGAGGCTCTGATATTATCTTTCCGTATGGGGAGAAGAACACTGCCGCCAAGGTACGATTGCATGGCAACAAGGAATTTAAAATAGAAGGGAAGTGGAGGGATACACCAGAGTTATTTGGACAGAATAGATTCTCTGCAGGTGGGAAGTATTTGCTCATTGTGGAGGGAGAGTTTGATGCACTAGCCGCATATCAAATGCTGAGTATGAAGTATGCTGTGGTGTCTGTCCGTAATGGTGCACAGAGTGCCATCACAGACTGCAAGAACAACTACGAATACATTGATAGCTTTGAGAGTGTGATATTCTGCTTTGATAATGACAGTGCAGGGCAGATGGCACAGCTAGAATGTGCTGAGCTATTCAGCCACAAAGCTAAGGTGATGAAGCATGAGACAGTGCAGAAGGATGCCTGTGATTATCTGACAGACAACAAGCAGGCTGAATTTGTGTCTGCTTTCTGGAGGGCAGAGCGTTGGACTCCGGATGGTATTGTCACTGGATCTAGTTTGTATGACGATGTGATGAAGCCACTGGCTAAAGCAGACTGTGACTATCCCTTCCGTGGACTCAACAAGTTGACATACGGGATACGTATGGAAGAGCTTGTCACTGTCACTGCCGGGTCTGGGTTAGGGAAGAGTCAATTCCTGCGTGAAATTATATGGCACATCCTGATGACAACATCAAGCAATATTGGTATGATGTTTCTTGAGGAGAGCACACGCAAGACAGGACTCAGCTTGATGTCACTGGCGGCTAACAAGCCACTACACCTACCGGACACTGTTGCGTCACAGGAGGAGAAGGACGAGGCATTCAAGCAAACACTAGGCACTGACCGTATGTATTTGTTTGACCACTTTGGTAGCTCTGATGTTGACAACATCGTCAATCGTGTGAGATACTTAGCTAAGGTGGTGGGATGTCAGTATATCTTTGTTGACCACATCAGTATTATTGTATCCGCACAGAGCAACGGTGATGAACGTAAAGCCATTGATGAAATTATGACCAAGCTCCGTATGCTTGTGCAGGAGACAGGGATTGCACTGATTTGTGTCAGTCATCTCAAACGTCCTGACAGTAAAGGGCATGAAGAAGGTGCGGCAACATCATTGGCACAACTACGTGGCTCTGGATCTATCGCACAGTTGAGTGACATGGTGATAGGACTTGAACGTAACGGACAAGCTGAGGATGCAACAGAACGCAACACCACCAAGGTGAGGGTGCTGAAGAACAGATTCAGTGGCATCACTGGCCCTGCATGTGACCTGTTGTATTCTCTTGAGACAGGCCGCATGACAGAAATTACAGAACAAGATTTAGAGGAGGCTCTATGAAACAATGTTCTACATGCAAAGAATTTAAATTACTTTCTGAATTTCATAAAGATGATTATCAAGAGGATGGTCACAATCATAGATGTTCAGAATGTATGTCAAAATATATTGCATCAAAAAATCCAGAACGTATGTACTTAAACGGAAAGTATATTAGTAAGAAACATCCACTGTACAAACCGGGAAGATACAAGTCTTTAGATGATGCATGGAGTCATCAAGAGATTGAACGAACTAAGGAAGGTGAGGTGTACATTGTATACAACACTGCTTTCCCACACTGGTTCAAGGTGGGTAAGGCTGTCAGCAGTGAAGATAGATTGAATGGTTATCAAACTGCTTCCCCTTTCAGGGATTATGTGTTAGAATACTATGAACATTTTGAGAACAGACACCAAGCTGAATCAGCCATACACCGATTGCTTGAGAAGCATCCTGAATGTATGGAACGGAGAGGTGAATGGTTTAAAACCTTCATCCCAACAATTAAAGAGGTGATGAATGACTACCGACAGCAGTCCGCAGAAGCGGATGACATTGGACATCGAGACAAACAGTCAACACAATACGATTTGGTTGGCAGTAACGCAAGATGTTGATACAGGAGAAGTAGTATGTCATACGGACGCATCAACACTAGAGCCTCTGGTAAAGGAGTACGATGTCATTATCGGGCACAACTTAATCGGATTCGACGCACCAGTGTTGCGGAGAGTTTGGAATATATCTATCAGGAAGAGTCAAGCAACAGACACACTCCTGCTTTCGAGACTTTTGAATCCACAACTAGACGGGGGCCACAGCCTGAAGGCATGGGGCAAGAGACTTGACAATAACAAGATTGACTTTGAGTTTACAGACTTTGATGGGGGCTTAACAGATGAGATGCAGGAGTATTGTATACAAGATGTTAAGCTCACTACACATCTCTATCACCACCTCATGTCGGAGTTGGGTAAGTGGACTGATGCCACGCAGAGTATACTATTGGAACGGGACATCGCAGTGTTATGCAGACAGCAGGAGATTAACGGTTTTAAATTGGATGTCCCTAAAGCTCAAGTGTTACGTGCTACTTTGTCAGATAGAATGTCAGCTATTGAAGATGAAGTGCAGGCAGTGTTTCCTCCGATTGTTGAGGAGCGTTGGTCTGAGAAAACAGGAAAGCAATTGAAGGACAAGGTGACAGTGTTCAATCTTGCATCACGCAAACAGATTGGAGAACGATTGTCTGCTCTTGGATGGAAGCCGACAAAGCTAACAGAGAAGGGACAGCCCATCGTAGATGAAGGAACACTGGAGGGTATTGATATACCTGAAGCCCAACTGATAGCAGAATACCTGATGCTACAGAAACGTGTCGGTATGATCGACTCATGGCTAAAATATGTCGATGAAAAGACAGAACGTGTACATGGTGGCATCATCACCAATGGGGCAGTGACAGGCAGGATGACTCATCGCAATCCCAATATGGGACAAGTGCCATCAGTGAACAAACCATACGGACAGGAGATACGTAGCCTTTGGACTGTTGATGATGGAAATGTTTTAGTGGGTACAGACTTAAGTGGGATTGAGCTACGCTGTTTAGCCCACTACATGCAAGACCCTGAATGGCAGGAGGAACTATTGAATGGAGACATCCATCAGAAGAACGCTGATGCCGCAGGCATTACAAGACCACAGGCTAAGACGCTTATCTATGCAACCTTGTATGGTGCAGGACCAAGTAAAGTTGGCAGTATTGTTGGAGGTGGGGCGAAAGAAGGGAATGAAATTCTATTTCGTTTATATCGTAACACCCCTAAGTTACAACAACTTATGGAGAAGGTTGCGAAAGTGGCGGCAAAAGGGTATGTACCGGGCTTGGATGGTAGAAGAATACTGGTCAGATATGACCACGCCGCACTCAACAGCCTCCTTCAAGGATGCGGTGCTATTATTGCCAAGCAATGGTGTATCGAAGCGCACAAAGTATTTAGGCAAAGACAGATCCCTGTCAAGCAAGTTGCGTTTGTGCATGACGAAATACAAATTGAAACAGCGGAGAAACATGGTGAAGAAGTTGCACAAATCATGTGCGATGCGGCCTCACAAGCCGGGATTACCTTGGGCTTTCGATGCCCAGTAGACGCAGAAAGTAAAATAGGTCAAAATTGGTTTGACACTCACTAAAATTCGTGTATAATATTAGTATACCACCAACAAAAGGAGAATGGTATGGAAAATACTCAGCGTGTAAAAGTCAAAGCCGACATCATGTGGGCTTATCTGGACAAGCCTAACGACATGTCAGGCAAGTATCAGGTTGATCTTTGCAACCTCTCAGACCCTGCAGTCCAAGCTCTTGAAGACATGGGCTTAGCTGTACGGCAGAAGGAAGACAAGGGGTATTTTATCACTTGTAAGTCCACTAACCCTATCCGTGCTTATGACCGTGATGGTGATGCCATTGAAGGCATCTCTATCGGCAATGGCTCTAAAGCGATTGCAATGGTAGGTTCCTATGCTTGGAACTTTAAGAATAAGGAAGGGTTATCACCTTCACTGAAGAAGCTCGTTGTTGAAGAGCTCGTAGCCTATGAAGGCGAAGGTGTCTCTGATGATCTGGATGACGATTCAGAAGTTTTATAATGAATCACGCCCTGATTGATGCTGACATTCTTAACTATCGTATTGGTTTTGCCACCAACAACGAACCTGAGAGTGTCGCCATCACTACAATGGCAGGGTTTCTAGAGGATTTACTTCTTCTAGACCTGCCACAGGTGCAAACGTGGGAACTGCATTTGACCGGGAAGACAAACTTCCGTAATGATTATGCTGTCACAACACCGTATAAGGGCAATAGGAAAGGAACAGAGAAGCCTGTTCATTATCAGTTACTGAGAGAATATTTGTGCACTGCATGGAGCGCCACTGTCAATGAAGGGATCGAAGCAGATGATATGCTTGCAATCCGACAGACTGAATTAGGTGACGGTTCTATTATTGTGACGCTTGACAAAGACCTGAATCAGGTTGCAGGATGGCATTACAATTTCGTGAAGAAAGACAAATACTACGTGACTGAAGAAGACGGGCTTCTGAGTTTCTATAAACAATTTCTTACCGGGGACTCTGTAGATAACATTATCGGTGTTAGAGGGATCGGGGAGAAGAAAGCAGACAAACTTCTGAGAGGCAAAACAGAAGCAGAGATGTGGGCTATTATCGTAGAAGAGCTTGGTGAAGACCGGGCGATGGAAAATGGACACTTACTGTATATGTTAAGGACTCAAGATGACTGCTTCACACCACCGGAACTTGGTAGCTAAACATAGTGGCAAGTTCAACAAAAGCAAGGTCTACAAAGACCGCAAGAAAGCGTACAAGCGGGGCTACGAAAAGCACCGGTATCAGACCTCAGTCAGCCAAGGCGAAAGGGAGAAGACTCCAGCAAGCTGTCAGAGACTCGATACTGGATGCTTTCCCCTCGCTTGAACCTGATGATGTCAGAAGTACATCGATGGGCGCTGGTGGTGAGGACGTTCAACTGAGTCCTGCGGCTAGACGATTATTTCCATATTCTGTGGAATGTAAGAATCTAGCAAAGATTGCAGTATACAATTATTATGTCCAAGCAACTGGACACAGTAACCATGAGCCTTTAGTTGTGATCAAACAAGATAGGGCAAAGCCGTTGGCTGTTGTAGACTTAGAACACTTTATGGAGCTTGTAAAGAAATGATCGATCTTACTGAGATGGCTGAAGAATTTGACTGCAACTTCGCCAAGAATAGGCAAGTTGGCGGAGACCATTACGTCTCCAAAGACATTCAGCCTTGGAGTGCAATGGAGTCTTGGATGTCTGAAGAGGCATTCAAGGGATTTATATGGGGTAATGTTATCAAATACATTGCTCGATGGGAGGATAAAGGCGGCAAACATGACTTAGAAAAAGCCCGTCATTATCTTGACAAATTAATAGAAATCGTGTAAACTAATAGGTTCGGTATGACACTTGTAGACCTGATGGAAAAACTAAAACGTGTCGAGGAAGTGACTCTGATGGAGTTACTTGAGATCACTTCAGAAGACCTTGTCAACCGTTTTGTAGATAAGATTGAAAATAACTTCGATGCACTGGAGACAGAATTAGATGACGAAATATCTTGGGATAACGATTGATTATGAAAGAGACCTTAGACTTAGTGATCAAGCGATTAAACTCATGCAGGACTACTATATGTTTGAGCATGAAGACAGTCCTCAGCAAGCCTTTGCACGTGCTTCAGTGGCTTATTGCAATGATGACCTTGACTTGGCACAACGTATCTACGACTATGCTTCAAAAGGTTGG